TACATACTGCGGATTCGCCGCGACGTCGCCACTGCCGTAGCCGCCCGGAGGAGTGGGGCTATAGGCGGTCGACGGGCCCACATATTTGCTCGTGTAGGCCGAGCCGGTCACTTCCCACCACGCATTGTTGCCCACGTTTTCAAACGTGTTTGCGCCGGGAGTGTAACCGGTATACCAGCCGACTCCATAAGCCGTGCCAGAAGTCGATGGCGTAAGCCAGAAAATGTTGTCGGCAACTTCGGCATAAAGAGCGGCCTCGCCGGTGCTGTTCTCCCAAGCAAAGGCCCCGAAACCGCCGCTCCCGGTGGGACTTGCCAGAACTGTATTATGCGTCGCCTGAATCGTCTCGCCCGATGGCGGACTTCCAACCCCATTAACGATTTGCGTGGGGGAGTAGCCGTTTGGCGTCGGAATCGAGAGCCAGCCCTCAATCGTATAAGCGAAGCTGCCTCCGGGGAAATAAAGGCAGGTATTCGATCCCTGATCGCCGGAGGCGCTGTTATATTGATTCTCAACAGTGCCTCCGTTAAAGACAGTGCCCGCATAGGGTGACGGATCTCCGCAGTAAAGATGCAGAGAGCCGCTCGAATTGTTGAATGCCAGCAGGGTGACGGCGCGAGTCACCGAGATTGCCGGATAGGCCCCCGTCGAGGCTTGCGCCAGCAGGTAGAACAGATCGCCATCAAAGTGGCCGGTGGCATGGCCTACGGTGCCTTCAGCAAAGGCTGAGTAACTGGACGAGCCAGCGAATACATTCCCATTCACGATGCACTGATCGTCCTGCCCGTCGTCGCTCCCGTTGCCCTGCGCTTCTTTGAATTCACCCTCGATATAGTTATTTTCAATTTGGCAGGCGAAATTGGCGAGTGGATTTGCGATGGTCAAATTGACGGCGTAGCCAGAGGAATTTATTGGGTTTATGATCGTGTTGTTATTGAAGATAAAAGAAAGACCGCTTCCGGCCCCACTCGTGGTAACGTCGGTCTCTATGACGCCACTGGAAACAAAAGCACAATGGGTGCATGACGCCGAGAGGCCGTTTCCGTAGTAGAAAAAATAGGGATACCAGCATTGACCGGAGGCCGTGCCGCAACCGATGAAATTCGCGTAGGTCGCTTGCATCATGCCGGATTCTTGATAGGTGGAATTCGAGAACCCTCCAAAGTTTCCCGATCCGACCGCGTTCTCCACGGTCACGGGGCCGGACGATGTTCCATTGAGTTTAAGAACCGCGTACGGCCCAGAATTCCCCCCATTCGTGTATCCGACCTGCCACACATAATTGCTGGTGGCGGGGGCGGATGCGAGCGAGGAATCATGGATGAGGCTTGGCGAGAAAAAGGTAAGCGTTGTTACGCTTCCCGCTGCGAAGGCATTCAACGATAGCGTTAGAGATGTGCCGGAAATGGCCAACACAATGGTCCCAGGGTACATGCCCGCGCCCGTCACAGCTTGACCGATCGCTACGCCCGTGCCAGATGCCAGGGTGACGGAATTTGACCCACTGCTCCACGTCCCCGTGGTGGTCGCAGCTGCCGTTTGAGGATTGACCTGCCACGTGGCGGGGCATTGGTTTACCGGCCCTTGAAGATCTAAGGTGCCATTTACAATCAGGATTCCAGTCCCCGAAGAGCTTGAACACATGATTGCCGCTGCGCCGCCGCTGGCGGGCGACGTGCCCACCGTGGCCGTGTAGCCAGTCGGGATGGTTACCGTGTAACTATTCGCCAGCGTCACCGTGTCGCCACTGCCAGGGATGCCGGAAGGCGACCAGGTGGAGGTGCTGTTCCAGTTGCCTGTAGCGTTCGACGTGTAAGCCGTGGCGCACGCCTGCGCGGACGCGCAGGCGAGCGCGATCGAAACGAGTAATCGCTTCATTGATTCACTCCCAATTTGTCGAAGAGAAAGTCGAAGAGAAGGCCGAGCAGCGTAGCCTTATTGGCAAACGAGCTGCGCGTTGATGTAGCCCGTGCCAGAGGTTGTGATCAGATCCACGCCCACAACGTCGTTCGGCGCCACAGCCGTCGTGGTGAAATCAGTCACCGTGCTGCTTTGAATCACGGTGCCCGTCGAAAGCGAGACGCCGCTGGTCGAGATAGAATTCGAGCCGAGCGTCGGGATCGCTGTGCCTGCAGCCACCTTCAAGAACTTCACTGTGTCCGTTCCCGCATCCGCCTGGATGGACCAGCCCGTAATGGTGCAAGCAAAGGGGACAGTGATGTAGCCAATCAGGCCCGTCGAAAGCGCGGATCCGCCAGGCTGCCCAAACTGGAAGCTGATCACGCGCGGGATGCAGGCCGACGCCTGCGGGTTCAGCAGTTGAAACTCCGTGCCGTCATAGATCGCGTCGGCGACCGCCGTCGTCGTCAGATCGCTCGCGACAAGCGCAGCCGTCCCACACTTGGTGATCGATATGGCAGACAGGCCATTGACTGCGAGAGTCGGCGCCGGCGCCGTGTTCGCGGCCGTAGGCAGCCACCGCACCTCGAGGCCGGCCGTCAGATAAGGCACCGGTGGCGCGAGCGTCACCGTCTGCGCCTGAGCCGTGCCGCCGCCGGCGGAATAGAGAGGCGTGGCGATATCCCGCGCGGTCTTCGCCGTGCCGGTCTGCGCGCGCAGCACTCCCGTCAGCAGCAGAAGCGCCGCCAGCGCCGTCTTAGTTGGTGCGTTCAACTTCTGCATGAAGGTCATAGGTTCCCGTCCCTGATGTGCAGGCTCCGTAGGTCGTGGTATAAGTGATGGCGCTGGCCGCGGCGGACCAGAGCGGGATCGCCGCGTCGACGTAGCCGGCGGCAGCAGAGATCGACGTGTTGGCGAGCGTCAACGGAATGGTCTGCGCCGTGTGCGCGTGCGTCGCGTCGGTCCAGCCCACCGTGGCGTACACGCTCCCCGTGCCCGTAGTGCAGAGTGCGTTCTGGTCGACGTAGAGCCGCACCAGGTAGTGGCCGGCCGCCGGCGTCGAGGCCAGAAGATTGACGCTCGATTGCGACGCCGACTGCGAGGTCACATCGGAGACACCGAGCACCGTGGGGTAGCCAATCCCGGCCGTGCTCTGTCCGTCGGCAGTGCTCGGATAACCGCCTGCCGCCCAGATGATGTTCGCGTTGTAGCCGACGACGTGCTGCGCGCCTGTGGAAACGGCCGTTTCGCCGGGCGTCGACACGCCTACGCCATCTGTCATCGTTCCGGCCCCGGCCCCACAGGCCGAGGCCTGCGGATTCTGCAGTTCCATGTCGGTCCCGTCGTAGACGAACACCGCGACCGCGGTTGTAGTCAGATCGCTTGCCGCTACCGCCGATTGGCCGCATTTAGTGATGGTTTTTGCCGCAACGCCGCAGTATGCCAGCGTGGGCGTCGTGGTCGTGTTGGCGTGCCCCGGCAGCACCTTGATCACTTCGCCGGTGCTGATGGCAATGCAACTGTTCACCGTGGCGACCAGCGTATTGACCGCGCCGGTGTCCGCCGCGTAATTGGGCGCGAGGTTGTTCTCGGGATAGTTCGCGTTCGCCGTCTGCGCCACGACAGGTACCGAAAGCAACGCGAGAGCAAAAACTGAAAGCAAAAGCCTTTTCATTGGATCTCCTCCACGGCGATGTGCGCGTCGTAACTCGCTGGCCCACCGGTCGCGCAGGAGCCGGTCAGGGTTGAGGTGTAAGTGACGGCGGTTGCAGCAAGAACATAAATCGGCACCACGCCTTGGATCGAGCCGGTGACCGGCGCCTGCGAGGGCCCGATAGTGAGCGCCACGCTTGAGACCGAGCGCGCGCTCACGGGGTCGACCCAGTTGAAGGTGAAATGGACGGCAACAGTGCCGCTGCCGCAAACCGAGTGCTGGTTCGCGTAATAGCTGATGCGATATTTCCCCGTCGCCGGCGCCGTGCCCACCAGGTTCACAGTGCCCTGCGAGGCGGTCTGATTCGTCACGTCGGAGTCCCCGACGCTCGCGCCCGCGACCGTGCACACGCCGACGCAGCCATTCACCGACTGCACATATGCGATCATCGGCAGCGGCGGGATGCTGGGAAGGAAGTTATCCAGGCTACAAACCCCGGCCGTACACCAGGAATTGCTGTAGGTCGGTTGCAAACACGAGTAACCAGGCCCGAGAACCTGCGACCCGTTCTGCGTGCTCAATATCGCCTGAAAGCAGACGTTTGCCGGGATGGTCAGCGCCGTATCGGGCACGCCCGTCAAAGTGAACGCGCCATTCTGAACGCTAACTGTCAGCGGCGTGATCGACGCCTGGCCGCCTCCCGGCCGGTGGTAACTGGCCGGCTGGCCAGCGGCCGTCACAGGAGCGAGCGTCAGCGTCCCGTACGCCGGATTCAGACCATCGTAGAGATAGGACGCCTGGACCGTCACCGTCTGCGCGCCGGCCGCACAGCAAATCGCCAAAATCAACCACGCAATCTTTTTCATCCGCGATCCCCTTGTGCTCTGCATGGTTAGCAGTGGGTTACAATCCCATTTACGCTGGCGAAGCTCGAGCTGGGGCTCCCGCTGCAAGACACAGAGGCCGTGTCGTTCACATAGGGCACGTTCCCGATATTCACCAGGCCATTCCACGAGCCGCTCGTGATGCTTCCGGCGGTATATCCTGCAGTGTCGATGTTCCCGTAGAGGATCGGCGCGCTGCCGCCCCCGGAATTGCTCGCCTTCAGGATGGTCCACCCGCTGTTATAGTTTTGGGCGGCGATGTTGAGCATGACCGCATTGCCGACGCCAAAGTTCGTGGCAGACGTGTTGGTTACTGAAACGATCGAGGGCGACGATCCCCAGGGACAACTGACATAAAAAGCCGTGCTATCGATCCACAGCGGGGCGCCGCGCCAATTGGTAATCGACAGCATTGAGCTTGAGGGAATAGTGCCACTGCCGCAGCTCGTTCCCCCGATCATTGAATTTCTAATCGACAACTGCGTCTGCGAACTCGGGCCCGCGTCGCCACTGCCGTCAATGGTCCAGGGGCCGTCCGTCACCACGTCATTCACGATGCCGCCGTTAATTTGCGTGCCCATTCCGATGGCCACGCTCGTGTACGCCGTGGGATAGGTCGTCGTGTTTTGAATGCTTACGTTGTCGAGTTCGAAATTGCGGGCCGCCAGAATGCCCGTGACGCTTCCGGTCGTCGCGGTGAGTTTGAGATGCAAGTCTTTGACCGCGGGCCTGTAATTTGCGCCGGTCCCGTCGGCGATGATCAGCGCGTCTCCGGTTCCGGTCATCTGCAGGTTTGCCCCGTTGCCCTCCAGCGTAACCGGGCCGGCCAGTCCGAGACCGGATGAAATGCTGCAGGTTCTGGCGGTAGCTCCGCCCGCGGCGTTTGTCGGAGGCGGAAGGTTAAGGACAATCGGACCATTCGTGGCCTGCAGCGACGCGCCATAATAGAGCGCCGAATTAAACACCGCGTGGTCGTCCGTCGAACCGTCGCAGGCCGCAGACCAGGGAGGATCGGTGATGTAAAGATTCAGCCCCGTTCCGGCGGAGTTAATGGTTGGGCTCGCGGCAAAGTTGGCGAGCAGATACTGCGATTGCGCGGGGTTCGTCATGATCGCAGCAGCTACCGATTCCGCAAAAGCGGCATATCCGAAGAGATTGGGATGCAGGTTCCCTTCGCCGTCAGAAGCCATGGCGCCATGGTCGTTGGAATAGGTCCATCCATAGCTCGCCCCGTTTGCCGGGCCTGAGAACATTGCCCAATTGTTGATCCACGGTAGTGGAACACTGAGACCCGGATTTGAGTTGCTCTCTGCCAGCGCTTGGAGAGCCGCCACATAGGGCAGCATCACGGCGGGAGTTTGGTTGCCGCTTGGGTTCCCCGAGACTAGAGCAACATCGGCGCCGGTAGCCAGCAATGCAGAAATGACAGTCTGCATGTTGGCGCTAAACGTAGAAACGGCGATCGAGGTCCCCCAGTCGTTGATCCCAGCTTCGTAGACCGTAAGATCACAGCCAAGAGTAGCCCACGGCAACGAATAGCCAGCCCCGTACGGATTCGACCGGTCGGCAAAATTAGCGGAAGTTCCACCGCCATTTCCCATCAGCTCAACGAGCACCATATGCGAGGTCGAGTCATAGCCCTCTTCACCCCACAGATCGACCGGACCGCCGCTCGACCATGTGACATTGAGGGTGTGCGCGCCGACCGTGCTTGCGGTCAAAGTCAAAACCCCGATTCCCGGGCTGCCTGATGTGCTTTGCGTGGTTGCAGTACCGCCGTCGATATTCGCGCTGATGACGCCCGCGCTGCTGTTCTTCAGATAGAAGATACGAAAAGTGTTGACGTTCTCCGTGGGCGTAAAGGCCAGGGTTCCGGCGCTCGAAGCCGTCATCGCATAGCCGCCTGGCACTTGATTTGACGGGTTTCCAGCCCACGCGGAGTTTACGCTAAGGCGCGAATCCGCGCTCAGTAATTGGTAGGGAGATATATAGAGCGAACTCGCGGAGCCAAACCAGTTGGCGGCTTGCGCTTGAATATGATATTGCGATTGCAGGATGCGCGAAAGTTGCAGCGCGGGAGCATAGAAGACCTGATTGCCAGATGGAAGGCTCCAAAAGCCCCGCTGCGTTGAGTCTCCCGCCATGCAGACGCGGGCGTTTGCGGATTGAGCCAACACAGCGGCAAGCGCCGTCGCCCAGTGATAATAGTTTCCATCACTGCCAACGCCGCTTGTTGCCGCCACAGGCGCGCAGGACGACGCATTGGTGCAATCGAGGCTATAAGTGCCGGGCGCTGGATTGCCTAGCAGGTTCGAAACGGCCGCCGCGGCCGTGGTTGCCCCGGTGCAGCCTCCGCTGATTGAGCCGCCGCCGGAACCGCACCCCCCGGTGCCCGGATTTCCCTGCGGCCCTTGCGGCCCGGTTGCTCCTGCGGGCCCTGCAACCACCTCGGCAGTCGCGGGCCCCGGAGGTATGAAGCTATCGAAGCTCCAGGTCGAGCCCGAGGGCTGCACGCATCCGTAGGACCCGCCTGCGTTCACGTGGATGCCATCGTTCGCCAGGCCCGCACCGAGCAGCACTTTGCCGGTCAGATTGTCGAGAATCGTGACGGCATAGCAGGGATACTGCGGATCGCTGAGCGATGTGTCCAGCGTAGAGATTGAGAACGCCCCGGCCGTCACCGTCGCCGTGATGGGGACGCCAAGGTACTGTCCGCCGGCCGTGCCGATCCGCGCGGACGTGAGCAGCTGCCAGTAAATGGTGCCGTTCGCGACCAGGTGCCCCGTGCCTCCTGTGCTCGAAGCCGAGACGGTCGTATATTGCGCAACTGCCGCAGGCGCAAAAAGTGCACACAAGAGCAACAGCGCCACGATGGCGTGGATCCGAAAACGCATGGCTACTCCTTTTTCGCTAGCCCCAAACCAGGGCAATATCGTTGAGGGTTTCAACCCAGTTGAAGCCGGAATCGGTGGGAAAGTAATACGTCTGATCGCTGGCCGTGTAGCGGCGATTCGATGGCCGCTGCAGATTCGCCATGCGGCTTTCGAGTTTCAGCGTGATCGCGATCGTGTCCGGAGAGATCGGCACCACCGGCTGATCGACCGTTCCCACAAAGAGCGGGTATGGCGCTCCGAGGATCCCGCCATTCTGGAAAACCGCGAACCAGACGGTGACCGGCGCGCCCAGCTGGATCTCGAGCAGGCAATCGTTGAGCAACGTCGCATCGATGCCGGAAAGCGTGATCGTGGTGCCGTCCGCCTTTACGTCGCTGCCCTCCGTCACGTCGCCGATCTGGCCGAGCGAGCCCACGCCAAGATAGGTATTGCCGCCATAGAGCAGCGAGCCCACGCCCGACCAGACATGCTGGACCCCGGTCGCGAGCGTGAGATCGACCAGAATGCACGGCGCCGCCAGGTTGGACGTGACGGCGGTGATCATCGGGCTCGGAAGATCGCGGGGCATCTAGCGCACCTCAATGCACTGAAAGCTGATCGTGGTGAGCCGTTGCGGGCTCGCGTGAATCGGCCGCCGGTTCGAAGCCAGGCGGAAAAGACCCTGCGGCGCAGCCAGAACGACCTCGGTTCCATCCGCCGGCGTCTCGCGCAACGACGGCCAGACGGTCAGCGTGGCGTTTCCGCCCGAGTCGGAGTTCACGATTTCGCAAACGCGATGCAGCCGGTAACCGATCTGGAACTGGTCGCCGGGCAGCAAAAGCCTGAACGCACTGGCAGCCCATCCCCGTGTCACCAGGGAGGTCGTAGAGGGCAGGTTGGCGCTGCCGCTGGTCGCAACTACAGGCGTGCCCGCGGCGGAGCCCTGAGGCCCGTTTGCGGCCCGCGGATCGCCAAGCTGGAAAACGTTGGCCTTGCCGCGCAGCTCGGCCAGGAAGCCCTCCCAAGCCCAGGCCTGCGCGGCTCTCAACGGCGGCAGGGTGATCGTCGCATCCCAAAAGTCCGCGCCTGGCCAGGGCTGCACCTGCTGCACCTTGGTAAACGGCGACTCGACGACAGCAACCGAATCGCTCATGCCCAGCTCGATCTCGGCAGGCCCGGGAGTCGAAGGCATCGCGCACAGGTTATAGCTGTTGCTGCCAATCGTGATGGTGATCATCAATCAGCCCCGCGCCCTTGAAGGCGGAATGCGGCGGTTATTGTCGCGCATGGCGCTGATCGCCATGCTTCCGATATGGGGCAGGTAGGACGCCATGGCGCGATGCACCGCGGCATGGATGGCGGCGGGGTCATTCGAGCCCTTGGCGTCGATGTAGATGTTCGGAGATCCACCAAAGGATCCGCTCGGCGCAATCCGCCCGGAGGTCGACGGCATAAAAAGCTCTGGGCCGTTCTCGCCCACGATCGCCGGCATGTTCGAAGGAATCATGCCGCCCTCGGCAAAGCCAGGGATCCCAAAGCTGCTCACCGCGCTTGCGACCCCGGATCCAATCGAGGCCATGGGCGACATCGAGCCGCCGCCGAACGCGCTCACCATGCCCGCAGCCGTAGATCCGATTGACGACATGGGCGACATCGAGCCGCCGACTCCAGCCAGCCGCACCCAAAGCGGATCGCTCGCGGTTCCGGTGGGCTTGCCGCCAAAGAGCTTGCTCAGGCCCGGAATCGACTTCATGATCTCGCCCTCGCCAAATTTGAGGGCCGCGCTGCCCGCGCTTTCGGCGGCGCTCGCGCCCAGGTTACGCCACGGATGCTTGCCGCGAAGCATATTTTCCGGCGTCGAGAGGACCTTAATCAGCGTCTCGTTGAACTGGTTGAGCGTGCTAATCGTAAAACTGCTCAAAACCTGGTCGAGGTTCGTGAACTCCTTCGCCGTATCCTGCAGGCTCTTCAGGAATGCATCGAATGGGCCAGGCATCTTTTGCGCCAATGTCACACTCGGCGCCGGCGGGAACATCGCCTCCATCTGCTGGGCGCTGAGACCAGCCAAAGCGGGCGTCGTCGCCGGTTGCGGCGCGTTATATTGCGCGGCCCAGTTCCATGCGCCGGCAGGAAGCCTGCTCGGAGCGGCCGCCGCGGCAGCCGCCTTAAAATAGCCCGGGTAATAGTTGCCCCAATCGAGAGCGCCTGGCGCAGCCGCGCCTGCGCCGCCGCTGGCTGGTATTTGCAACTTAAGCTTTGTCTGCTCGATAATCCCCTGAACGTAACGCGCTTCCTCTTTTTGGCGGTCGATGAGATCACTCACCGCCTTAATCTCGGCCTGATAGTCGAAGCCGGGACGAGCCATAGGCGCGCCGCCGGGTGTACTCGGCATGTAGGCCGAGGCAGAGACGTTTTGATCCGACTGCTTCTCTTGAGCAGCCTGCTTTTCGAGGAGTTCACTAAGCCTCGCCTGAAGCGATGCGCCGAAACTCTGCGACTCGCCGAGCATCTCCCCGGGATTCAACGCTAAATTTGCCCGCCGCGCGTGCTCCTGGAGCATCGTCTGCTCATAACCGGTTGAAGCGGTCCCCATGAAGAACTGCTGCATCATGCCCGGCGCCTGCTTTTCGAGCAACGCCTGCGCGTCCTTGATCGCAGCCTGGAGTTTGTCGTCTAAGCGCTCGGTCTCAAGCCGCGCCTCAATGATCGCCGCGGCGAGTTGGTTCCCGGGCTTATGTTCCAGCTTCAGGTTGCTCAACTCGATCTCATCAGCCATCTCCGCGAGTTTGCGCTTCGATTCATCCCATTCGAAAGCGTTTTTCTTCGCGGCATCCTCGGCCTTCTTGAAAAACTCGTAGATCTTTTCTCCAGCCTCAAACACCGCCTTACCGATCGCAATAACCGCGATCGCGCTGAACGCCGACGACATGGCCGAAGTGACGCCGGGCAGCTTGGCGATAAAAGCCTGAACGTGCCGGGGCAGATGGACGCCAATCTCCTCGCCTAACACCATCACGCCGCCGCGCGCGTCCGCAAACTGCTGGCGCGCAACTTTCCCGGCAGAAGTGGCGCTCTGCTCAAAGACGCCGAGCTGCTGCTTGGCGGCCTTGACGGAGGCGGTGTAAGACGCCGTATCGGCGCTGAAAATGACTTTGACTTGACCGGCTACTCCCGGCATGTTTTCTCCAATAGAAAAGCCGCCCCGAAAGGCGGCTTTTCATAGATTCTCAGTTGAACGACCAGCGATTACCAGTCCTTCTCGGCGGCCTGCTCTCGAGCCGCCTCCCGATCTTGTGCAGATTTGATCCGAGTGGACAAAGCCGCACACGCGGCCTGATTTTTCTTTGCCTTCGGCGGATCATTAATACACTTCGCCCAGCGCTGCGCGGCCGCATCGCCAAGTTCCCTTTGAATGATTTCGTACTGCAGCTCCATATTCTGGGCAGCGAGCTGATCGTTATCTTCCTGCATTTTACGATTCAGATCATCCCATTGGCGTTGACTTTCCGCGCTCCTTTGCGCGTTATCACATGCTGCTAAGGGTAGCGCGAGCAGCAGCACTGCAGTAAAAACGAGTAGCGATTGTCTTCGTTTCATAGCGCCGAAATAGTATCACTTTTCGGCAGCTTCTTCAATCCCCTCCAAAATTACCTCTCGCGCGCGCTCGACCGCCGCATTGGTGCTCATCTCGAAACCGGGCCGGATGAACGGATGCGCAGGCACGTTCTTTTCGAACCATACTGTCATCACGAGGCGCCCGGGTCCCCGTACCCTACCAGATTTCGTCACCTTACTATAGCCACCCTTCACCATCCGGTGGCCATATTCAACCCAGTTCGCCGCGTAGGCCGTCTCCGTACCCGGATAAATGATCGCGGCCGGTTTGCCGTCCTCCTCGCCGATATGCAGCTCGATATCCCGCGCGAGGGCGCCCGGCGGCAATGCCGTTCCGCTAGGTAGATCAGGCCGCACCGGAGCCAGGTCGCGGATCGCGGCCTGGATCACTTCGCCGCCGGCGCGCAGGCCATCGCGCACCACGTTGGTCGCTGCCTTCCCGCCCAGAGCGGCAAGCTTCGCATCGAGCTCCTTAAACCCCTCGACCTTAATGCTGAAACCACCCACGGGCTAATGCTCCTCAACCGCATCGCTGAATAACGCGCGGATATTTTCCGCGACCGCGGCGGCGTCCTGGCTCTTCGCTCGCGACCTCCTCTGCTCCGGCATGAAGTCAGCGGGAGCGAAAGGTTTCTTTGGCGCGCGCATCGAGTAGTTCGCCGTCACCGAGCAGAGCAGGCCAGCGAAGTACTCCTGCCGGCGCTGCCGCTGCCGGAAGCGTTGCCCAAGCCAGTACAGCGATCGCGGCGTCATGCGCCAGAATTCCTGCCCAGAAAGCCTTAAATCGATCCGGGCATAGCTCCAAAGGCTGAGCCAGCGCTGCTGGCGCGTTAGTCCTGGCTCTGCGAAGGGTCCGGACTTTCGCTCTCCTCGGGATCCTGCATACAGGCGACCCAAGCCTCGAGCACTTTACCCCAGATCGGCGTCATTGTCTTGCGTGTGACAAACGCGGAGGCCTCGGCCACCGTGATCTTTGGCTGTGTTGGCAGTAGCGCGGCGAAAAGCATCGCGCGCACGAACGAAATCGTCGGGCGATCGACCTCGCGACGTGTCAGGCCGTTAAGCAGCGGGCGCCCGGTCGCATCTTCAGCCTGCGCAATGGCCTCGAAGTCGAAGAGCAGCTCAAATGTGACCTCGCCGCCCTTGATCGGATCGGGGATAGTCAGCATCGTTGTTGGTTGAATCGGATTCTTCATGGTTTCCTCAAAAAGCGAGAGCCGCCCGCGAGGACGAGGGCGGCTCTCAAGTTGTTCCTAAGAAAGGAGCGATAGAGGGCTGCGTTAGGAACCGACAGTCAGGGTGCAAGCGCCCGAGATCTGCAGCTCGATCGAGAACTCGACCGCAGCGGTGACGGCGTCGGTGAAGTCGGAACCAACCACAAAGGCGTTGAAGGTGTACTTGTCGCCGGCCGTCGTCTGCGTCGCAGTCTTCGGCAACTGCAGCACAAATGCGACAAGCGTGCCCGCCTGGTAGGCCGTCTCCACCGCGACCTGGCCGGCGTCTGACGAGACGCGGTTGCCCTTGAAATTAACGGTGCCCGGCTTGCGGATGGTGACGAGCTGCTCGGAGTCCGACCCAGACTCGAAGTTGGTGGTGTCGATGAGCTCCCACTTTCCGCGATTCAGCGGAACTTCCTTGATCTCGCCGATCAATGTGGGGGTTGAGCCGATGGAGAGCGAAGATCCCCTCCCGGCCTGCGCTTGAGAACCTGTATAAGGCATAGCAATCGCTCCTTAAGCGGTTGGAAGAGTGTAGAGGACATAGAACTCGCACATCGAGCGGAAGATTCTGTCTTCCGATACAAAGTCGGTCCCAGGATTGAGCAGGACGGCATTCGATACGTTCGTGCCGTCGGAAAGCACTTGCTGCCAGCCGTTGACGGCTGCAATCACAGCGCTGCGAATAGCGGCCGCTACAGATCCTGCCGAAAGACCACCGCTCGGCATCGCCGCAAAACCGTTGACCTCGACACGCTGGCGAATCATGCCGGAGGTGGCCATAGTCGGATCGCTCGAACCGCCGACGAAAGAGTAGGCAACACAGGGATACATGGCGAGATCATCCGGAGCGTCGCCGGCGAAGATCGCAGGCTGCCCGTTGGCCGAAGCCAGCAGCGCCGTGAGAGCTGAATTCCCCGAAAGCAGCGCGTAGATCCCGGCATCAATCACCGCTGCCTCCGTTCACCTCGAGGCAATAGAGCAGGAGCACGCGGTTGCGCTCGAGCACGTCCTCGACATATTTCACCGTGAAGATCCGGCCGTTAAAAACCACCTGGTAGTTTGCCTTGACGATCACGCCGGGCCAGCGAATCTTGACCACGTGCGAAACTTCAGAAACAATCTGCGAAGCCTGCGACGTCTCCCTGCCGCCCGCCGTGTAGATGGCGGCGTTGGCGCTGCAGACCGCGCTCCAGCTGGCCGGCGTAATTGAGCCGCCGCGTGCGTCGCCGGCGTATACCGGGGCCTGGATCTCGACAAGGTGGCGCAGTTCGCCGGGCCTGACAACGAGCGGATCTCTCACGGGCATCTCAGCTCACCAGGTTTCTATAGCCGCCGTTGCGCAGCGCGTTGATCGCGCGCGGCTCCATCTGGTCAGAAACCGCGCCCTGCTCAAAATAGAACTGGGCCTGCATGAAGATCGCCATCTGCAGCGAGAACGGGATCGGGTAGCCAAGCCATGCGGAAGCGCTGGTAACGGCGCCGGTAGCGGCCGCGGTCAGCGTGGCGTTTCCTTCGCCGTCAACTGAAGCCACGTTCGTAACCAGGGCCGAAGCTTGGCCTGTGACAAGCGGGCCGGCCCCGGGAATGCTGATGAGCGTCCCGGTATCGCCCGTGATCTGCGGCGCGTCGTCAGGGTTAAACGTGAAGCCGGACACGGAAAGCGCTTTGGAGCCCGCAGCCAGTGAGACCGCGAGCGGACCGCCATAGCCGCAGCGGAACTGAATCGTGACATTCGCGGGAACCATGCGCTGCGGAGGCCAGGGGCGCGCCCAGGGAGGCGTGATCGCCGCCGGCATGATTCCGCCACCCGGCTCGAGCTGATAGCCATAGAAGGGCGCGGCGAGATTGACGCCGTAGCTCGGATCGCGCGTGAGGGTCTGCACCGCGCCGCTGGTGTCAACGTAGCTGATCGAATCGATCGACTGAAAAGGCGGCTTCGGCAAAAGGATCTGCGGGTAGCCGTTGCGATCGTATCGAAGTGGAACCGAGGGAAAGCTGTCGAGCCGCGCCAGCCAGGTCTGCGTGACGAGCGCGATCCGGCAATAATTCTCGCAGGCCTCGCGGGCAGCCTTCAAGAAAATCACCAAAGTGCTATCCCACGATGTATCCATGGCCGGGATGCGCAGGATGTTCTTGAAATCTGCCAGCGCGACCGGCTCCGCTGCGGGAGGCGTGATCAGGCGAAGTGGCTCCATAGCTTCCTCGACGCTCCTTTAGCGGCGCTTCCCGTTAGGCTTAACAACGACGACCTTCGGCGGCGGGACGGCCAGCGAAGGGTATTGATCAGGAAATGCGAGCGCGCCGCGGCCGTCGGCAATCATCGCCTCGGCCGCCCGCCGCGGGAGATCCTGGATGATGCCCATGCGCGGGCCGAACTTGATGCGGATAAGCATGACTATCCCTAGACGATCTGAAATTGCGTGCCGTCATAGACGACCTGCATGATCTGGCCGGCGGCAATTTCCCCGCCCGCAAGCGCCGTGGTTCCGCTCTTAGTAATCGCCTTGGCAGCGCCACCATTGACGGCCAGGGTTGAGGCGGCAGTGTTGGCGTGAAGCGCTTTGAAAAGCACGCGGCTACCGGCCGCAAGCGTCGGAGCCGGCGAAAACGCGACCACATACGCGTTCGCGGCGCCGGTGTCGGCGGCGTAAATCGCGGCGCTCTGCTGCAGCTGAGCGGGTTGCACCGCCGAATTCGCAATGCCCTGGAGGGCGTTCAGCAGGGCGTCGAGAGCAATGAAGGCTTTGGCAAGGAGCTGGACGGCGGCGCCCCAGGGCAGTTGGTGCGATTCATCGCCAGGGAGAACGAAACTTTGAGTTGCGGTAACAACCTGGTTTGCCATGACGACCTTTCCCAAAACGGAGATTGAAGAGTGAAGCTTTCCGGGCCGCGGCTTCGCGACCCGGAAAGGCGGAGCAGCGTTTACGCCTGGACCGTGGCCGACTGGTCGCCGGTGAAGCGGCCGCCAGAAAGCACTGCATAGGCTGCGAGCAGCTGCGCGGTGCTGCCGAGAGAACCGACAGCGATGTCGAGCTCGAGGTAGGGCCCGACGCCGGCAGCCAGCAGATCCGCAGCATCAACTTCGATGATGTAGAACGCGTTGGCCGCGTCCGCGGACGGCGTGTAGCCGGTTGCCGCCTGCGGAAAGTTGCCATCGCCCGTCGAGCTGTTGTTGGCGAGCACGTCGTAGGGCCCGCTCGATGCCTCCTGTTTGAAGAGGCGATAGGCGATTGCGGTGCCGCTGCCACCGGTCTCAGCCGCAAAGGCCTTGAGGGTGATGGCGCCGATGGGGCCGCCGGCGGCGCCGAAGCCAAGCAGGATTGACGCGTGAGCGTAATCCGCCATGCTGAAGCGGGTAGCCGTAACGGCCGCACCCGCGCTGACGGGCACGATCAACGGTGCGACATGCCCATCCTGAGAAAGCCAAAAACCTTTTGCACTCATCTGAGTGCTCCTTTCCCGGCAAAAGCCGAGCAGATGTTAGATCCCGCGCGAGTTGAGGCTCCGCACCTCGCGGAGCCTCAACAGGAGAGCAAAAGTTTACCGGGAAGCCAGAGTGACGAACGGCGAACGGCTGGCCGCGCCGCTGTACGGGGTGAGCGGAGCTTTCCACCAGGGCTGCCCATCGAGGCGAAGCATGAAGCGGAAGGCCACTTCGCCAGTCAGGAAGGCCACATGGATGGAAGTGTCGGCACGCATGTCGGTCTTGGTCGGCAAAAGGTACTGCGTCAGGTCGACCAGGTTCAGATCGCCCTGCGTGGAGAGCTGTGCAGCCTGCTCCACGAAGATCACCGGACGCCCGAGCAGCATGCCGTAGGGCGTGTTGTTGCCGAGCACGCCGGGAGGCGTGTAGAGCAACGCGGCCGTGGTGGCTGCAGTTCCAGCGATCAGCAGGGGCAGGAGCTGCGGCTCGACCGACTGCTCAGCGAGCCAGACAGCGTTCTTGAAGCTCGGCGCCCACATGCGCGACTTCATGTTGAGGACATTCGCGGCCGACACCGTGTTGGCGCCCTGCCCTGAATCCTTCGCCTGCACGATAGTGCAGGGCGCGTTCTGGAAGCCCAGCGGAACGCCGGCGCCGGCGCCCGAGAAGATGGCCAGGTCGATCTGGAAGCCAAATTCCTCGGGGAACGCCATCCGCATGTAACCCTCAAGCGCGGGCCCGTCTTCGAGCTGCTCCTCGGTCACATATCCGAGTCCGATCAGCTTGTTGGCGGTGAACTGCACCTGGGTGAACTTCGGCTTGGTGCCGGTATACGGCGCGCCTTCAGCCTCCCAGTAAGAGACGATTCCGCCCCACCGCTTGCCGGTTGCGCGGCTGGTTTCGTCAATCGCGTTCATCACCAGGCGCGAGCTCGACATGGGGAGCTTGCGGCAGCGGCTGGCAATTTCGCCAACCTCGTAGGTCTTCTGCAGGATCCCATCGGCGAACTCAGGAGCCACCAGGAAACCGCCCTCGGAAGGAATGGTTTCGTTGGCGCCGAGAGCTGCGAACAGGCGCGGATCCATCCGGCTCGTGTAGCCCTGTTGGTGCATCTGGGTTCCCTTGGCGATAGCGCTGAGCTGTTCGCCGAGGCTCAGCCAGGGCTTCTTAGCGCCTTCCGGCTTTGAAACTTCGACGGCGGTTGCCACGCTGCGCTGGTTCTCAATGAGCTGCTCAGCGCGTTTGATGTCGCCCTTCAGCGTTTCGGCCTTCTCCATGTGAGCATCGAACTGCTTGCGCTGTTCATCGCTCATCAGCGATCCGGCCGGCACTGCGGCGTCGATTGCGGCGGCGGCGTCGGTTTCGACGGCCAGCGCCGCTTGAAGTTCACGGAGCTTCATAGTTTTCCCTCCCGGAAAACAGGGACCCGCGATCGTGCTCCGGCTCACCGCCGGCCAAGATCGCTGTCCAGGTTGAAAGTCGGTTGAGGTCAGGAGGCCGCTCGCCTGCCATCGGGCAGGGGCAAGCATCAGGACGGAGCGGCTTCGGCCGCCGAAACTTTTTAAAGCGCCGCCAGGCGCAGGCGCCGGGCGCGCGCTTCCCGCTCTGCGGTCGATTTACTCAAATCGGGATCAGGCTTGGCGGCTTCAGCCATTCCGCAGCCTTCGCAACCCTCGTCGTCGGGAACGCAGCCCTCGTGCGTGCAGCTCGAGCAGTCGCCGGCAACGCAGGCGTCGCAGTCGCAGATGCAGTTCGCATCGGAAGCCTCGTCGTCCTCATCGACAACCATTTCATCGGCGCCAGCCGCGGCCGCTGCAATCGGCGGCGCAGAGTGAGCCGACACCGCGCGCGCCGATGCCCCCACGGGCTGCTTGACACCATACTTGCCGAGTACTTCATCGAGCGTGGCAACGCGATCGGCGAGATTCTGCTTCACAGCGTCCTGCGCGGTAAGCACGCGACCTTGGCCGAAACCGTTCACGACAGCCTTGACGGCCACGCCGCGGCCGCGGGCGACGGCCTTAGTAAATAGGGAATAGAAATCGTCGACCATCGCCTGCATCGCCGTGCGCGCTTCGTCGTCGAGCGGCTGAAAGTTGTTGCCCTCGGTCTTATATTTGCCGGCTGAGATCAGCGAAACCTTCACGCCCTGGCTGGCCAGCGCTTCGCTATCGTCTTCGTGGAGCTGATAGACGCCGATCGAACCTGTAAGCGAAGAGGGACTGACGCAAACTTCAGAGGCCTGCGAGGCCAGCCAATAGGCCGCCGACGCGCACAGGCAATTCGACACCGCCGTGATTTTTTTCTGTTTCTTGGCGTTGAAGATCTCGGTGGCGAGCTCGTCGACGCCCGATACAGAGCCGCCCGGCGAATCGACGTCGATCACGATCGCCTTCACGTTGGGATCGTTCACAGCCTGGCGCAGTTGCTGCGTGAACTCCTGCACCGAGGTTCCACTCGGCCCGGAGACATCGCCCGAGACGCGCTGATTGATGATGCCATAAAGCGGGAGCACAGCCACCGAGCCCGGCTTGTCGGCCGAGAGGCTCTTCATGCGGGCCGCGGCGATCTCATTTTCGGCGCGAATCGCTGCAATAAGCTCAGGCGCCGCAAAGCCGCCGGCGACCTTCAAATGCAGAAAAGCTGCGATCGCCTCGAGCTTCTCAGGCAGGATCGCCCAGACGCTCGAGTATACGGCGCGAACGATAGCGGAATAACGCATCAGAGAACTCCTTCGACGGCCAGAGCCGCCAGACGTGCAGGCTCAGTTGCGGCAACATGCTCGATAAAGGCCACCGCGGCGCCCTCGCCCTCTTCGTGGAGCAGCCTGGCGAGCTCCGACGCCCGGATATCGCAAGCCTGTTTCGCTTTGAGCTGCCCCAGCGCCGGAAGATGGAAAGCCTCGCAGATGAAGCGGCAGTGCTCGGCATAAAACGCGCCGATCTCCGCGAATTCAGCCTCGCGGTCGATCAGCTTGCGCACGGCGCCGATTTCGCGCCGCGCACACCGCGCGGCCTGGTCGTGCGCAAACAACTCAAACTGCGTGCGCAGTAGCGCCTTCTGCGCCGGATCGGGATCGGAGTTATCGGGAATGTCCTGGTCCAGCTGATCCTCGACATCCTGATCACCGCCCGGATCAGGGCTCGCCGGCGAAGCCGGAAGAGGCGCAAGCGCCGGATCGAGGTTCTTCCAGTTCATCGGGATGAAGTACTGCTTGCCGATCCCATTCTTGATCGGGTTCAGGTCCTCAAGCTCGCGAACGTCGTCGGGCGACAACCAACCGTGCTCGACGCCCACCGCATAGCCCGCCATACGGGTGGCGTAATCGCCGCGCAGCAGCGATGCCAGCGAAAACTTCGAATAGGCCGGATCATCCGGGCTGAAGAGATCGCGCTGGATGGCCTGCTCCCACATAACCGCCATGGGAAGCACCGACTGCTGCGCGTGCATCAGATTGAATTGCTCGACAGACGCGTAAGTCGCTGCCTTGCCGGTGTCGACGCCGATCAAGTGCGGCAGAATATTGAAAATCGTGCAGATTTCGACAGCCGAAGCCTTGGCGGCATCGAGGAGCTGCATGTCGATCGGCTTGACGCCCAGCGTCTTGATATCGACGCCAGGCGGCAAAAGCTTGGCGCGGTGGCGCTTTTCTCCGGTGTTTCCCTCTTCGAACGCTTTGAGGTAGAGATCTTCGTCCTGCTTGCTTGCGAAGTTCGTCCCTGTAATGACAATGCCCGAACTGGCGTCGTTCTTCAAAAACTTCCCGCGGTAATCCTGCTGCGCGAGGGCGACGCCAAACACGTCCATCCCCATCGCGATGCGCGATTGCCCCACCTGGCGATGATCCGACCAGTCGCGAACGTGAAACACCTCGTCCTGGACCAGCGTGCGCACCTGACGCTTGAGCGGATCGTCATACTGGTAGCGCAGGCGGCCGTTCGGCAGCATCTCGACGTGCACGTTATCGGGATGCATCGGGATCAGTTCGCCGATCTCCCCGCGAGAGCTGGTCAAAATCTCCGAATAGGCATTTCCGCGGAGCTCGACATGCCCCTGCAGCATCTGAAAATACTCATAGGCCGTCTGCATGTCGTTCGGGCGGTCATGCAGGAGCCTGAAGTTCGGATGCTTTCGCAGGACAGTCTTGCCTCCGCCTGGAAGGTCGGCGTAGATGAGGCACGGATTCACGCCCAAGGCGCGCCCCTTGGCGCTCACCGCCGCGATCACAGTCGAGAGACGCTTCACCGTATCGGGCGTGATGCGCATGCCCGCGACTGAAGGCGAACCTATCGGCGAATACCAGTAGTCATCCCACGGGGCAGGAGCACCGCCGATGCCGGCGACGTCGGCGAGCAGACCGCCGAATCCGAGAAGCGCGGAGCCGACTCGATTCACGAGGTCCTCCGAATCCGGCGTGCGGCATTGCGGCCCACGAGCACGCTTACTACGCAAACCGAAGCACCGGCGGCAATGAATCCTAAAGGCCGCCAGGCCAGCCAAAATCCGTAAGAAAAGGCGGCGATCCCAAATAAGATGCCCAGGCCGGCGAAGATGCTCGCAGTCGGAATAGCCGCGCGTCCGGGAGCGAAATCTTTAGATGGCATACGTTCCTTTTCAGGTCCCTCAACAGGAAATCAGCTCGCCGTTCCGCAAAAAACCATGCCATGAAGACGTGAGAACCGAGCCAGCCCCCGCCGCGCAAGTGTCGCCCGCCTTATCGACCGTGAGGTTGGGAGGGACTCCGTGACGCACCCAGCATTTGTGAGGTTCGTTAGGGCGCGTGCAGTTATTGCACGGGCCGTCGATAAGCCAGTCGTGACTGTTGGGAACCCGACACACAATCGCTTTGCCGTCCGGGCCGCACCAGCTCGGGCAATCGTGAAACCATGCAGCGTCCCACATCGCCCCGTCGGGAGCCTCGCGCAGTGTCATCTCCTCACCGGTATCGACACGGCAATAAATATGCGAGCTGAAAAGCTGCCATTCGTCGGAAGCGGCGAACTCGTAGCCACAGGAGCAGCGCGCGGGCCACAGCGGATTGCCCTTGAAATCCTCTGCGGTCGCCCGGCTATCGACCCAATGCGTCCCGTCTGCGCTCATGACTTCCCGCGATTCATCGAGAAAAACCATCGCATCGTGGTAGCCCATCGGCGCAGAACATTTCGAGTTTGACGCGTACCGCCGCAGATAGCGCTTCTCGCGGTCTGTCGGTTCGAGCCAGAAACACTTGATGCCCAAGACTTCCCCCTATAAGTACCCGATCCTGACCGGCGTATAACGGCGCTTGATTTCGCCCGCCATGGCCTGATTGAGGCCAGTGATGAGGGCGGTCGCAGGATCGATCTTATCTTTCCCGTTCTTAAGCTTCAGCGGGAAGACGTTGTCGTTGTTATCGACGCGGGCCATTACGCAGGACATTGCCCAGGTAAGAACCGGATCGCCGTTATGATGAATGCGGCCGGCGCGGATCGCCGCGTCGAGCTCCTTCATCGCCGGAGAAAGGTACTGCACGGTTTGCGGCACCGAAATGACGACGTCCTCGCCGAGCTGCGCCGCGAGCTGCTGTTGCATCTGCAGGGCCGACCATGGATCGAAAGCGATGCGCTGAAAATCGTAATCCTCTATCTCGCTTTCAATGTCGCCCTGGATAACAGAGAGCTGAATTTCCGGGCCCGGCACCGCGGTGAGCTTGCCATCGAGATGCCAGCGTTGATAGTGCGGATGGTCATCGTCGATGATCCGATCCATGGGGCAATAATGATGCCCAAAAACAAAGTAGTGCCGGACCAGGACGCCCTGCTCGTTTTTGCGCATCTCCTGAAAGATGCGCATGCGCGAAGCGAGATCTGTCTGCGCGGCCAGGTCGTTGCCCATCCAGCACGCTTGGCCTTTGAATTCATCGAGCGAGAGGCTGGGATCCTTGCAGTTATTCCACGCCTCCATGTTGAAAAAACTATTGACCGCGCCGCCCCATATATCGAGGTGCTTGGTCTTGTAGATGAACTGCTTATGCGGCGACTGCAGCGCACCGCGCAGCTGCTGGGCGAGATACTCCGAAAACACGGATACGCCGAAGTTCGGGTTAGCTTTCTTCTGCGCCTCGATCGATTTCCAGTCATCCTCCTCGTCGGCGGCGTACATGATCGCAAAGAACGATTCATTTTCGATCAACCCGTCGAGGATCCTCTCGCAATCCTTTTCTTCGATGTAGCAGGGGCTGCCGGTGTCTGAGCCTGCCGTCGTGATGTCGATCGCAATGCCCTGCCGGCGAGCGCCCTGGCCGCTCACCATCGTGTCGCGCAGGTTATTATTCGGGTGCTCGTGACGCTCGTCCATAATGGCGCAGGAAGGCGATGCACCGTCGCCTGGATCTCCGATCAGCGGCTCGAACTTACCATCATCGCGCCGGGCTACGATCGATTCCACGTTGACTTCGAGATCGAAATGCTCCCTGAATCGGGGCGCCTTCTTTGCCATGCGCCGGGCAGTGCGAAAAACCTCCATCGCCTGCTTTTTGGTAGTGGCGCCGCAATAGACCTCGGGGCCGACTTCGCCGTCGGCCACAAGCATGTAGAGGCCGATGGCCGCGGCCAGGGTAGACTTCGCATTCTTGCGCGCGACCTTGATGTAGGCCTCAGAGAAGCGCCTGAAACCGGTAATCTTCGAGACCCAGCCGAACAGCGACGCGACAATAAAAATCTGCCAGGCCTCGAGCTTAATGGTCCCGCTGCGACCCTGCTGAACGCGCGCCCACTCTCCTTTAACGTGGGGCAGCTGCTCGATGAAACGGCAGACACGGCCAACCCTGGACGCCTCGAACCTGTAGGGATAATCAGCCGATGCCGATTTCGCCAAGTCTCCCAGATGCCGCTCGCACGCCTTCTTCACCCACTTGCCGGCGATGATCTTGCCGGCGACAGCCTGACGCGCATAGCGCGTAGCCGCGTTTGCGAACTTACGATCGAGTTGTGCGCGAGTAGGAGGCCTAGTCGTACTCTTCCCAGGTGCCATCTTCGCCACGCACGCCCTTGCCTACGCTTGGCAGCCGCTGATCGAGCTCGAGCCTCGCCGTAAGCGAAAGCAGGTTGTTTTTCTCCGAGGTCCTCATGGTTTCGCCCAACCTGCGAAACTTATCCATCGCCACAACGAACTGCTCGAGCAGTGCGCGGCGCATCGGCGTCCGAATCGTAACCTGCGGTGCAAACTCAGCCCAGATAGCACAGAGCCGGGGCCCTTCGCGGAATGCCACCTGGGCGTCCTTCAGTTCCCTCGCCTTCTCCCACGGAATCTCGAGCGCCGCCGCGACAGCGTTGAGACCCTCGCCTGCCGAGAATAGTTCACAAGCACGCGCCTGCAGCGGATGAAAGACCGTCCAACGCGATGGCGGCGGCCCAACGGGCTCGGCCTTGGGCGCCTTGCGCGCCTGCTCCTGGCGCTCGCGATAGCGCTGCGGGTCTTTTTTGATCGATCCGCGAGCCTCGAGTACGTAGAGCGGCGTTCGTGGTCGCGACATAGGGCGGCTTCCTGCTTCCGGAGGCTTGCGCGTGACGCTCGACTCGTTTCAGCGCCTCCTGGAGGGTTAGCATGCGTTTGCTGCCAATTCCTGGCCGAGATGCCAAAGAATGGTGCTTTTGGCTTGATTTCAGCCGTTTTTCGTATTTTGCGGAAGTAAAAGTTTGGTTTCCATGTCGGTCTACGCGCCGAGACCCGGCAACATTTCGCCCCACCCCGGTCAAGGTACTGGGAATTGCATCCCGATCGACATATTCACTCTCTAACAGCGATCGGACGACCGAACGCGCCTTCTTCCTCAACCGCCTTTCGGCTATTGCAGGAATCGCAAAGCGATTGCCAGTTGGTCGGGTCCCAAAAGAGCTTCATATCGCCCTTGTGCGCCCTGATATGGTCAGTGCACGTCGCCGCCGTCGGGAACCTTCCATGCACCTTGTACGGATCAGCGCACCAGGGAAATCTCAGCAGCCGCGCAGCGCTCGTCTTCTGCCATCGCCGCCCGTAACCGCGGGCCGCTGCGTTCGGCCGCTGCTTTTCGGCCATACGCGCTGGCGCCTTCGGTTTACACGCCGCACAATAGCCGTGCGCTACAAGATTCGTGCAACCTGGCTGCCGGCATGGCCGCTTGATCCCCGATGGCACTATCGCCTCTCACGCCGCGTCGTAGGCAATCTGCAATTTCGCCACGTACGCTGGATCTGGACCCTTATGTCCCATGTTCCAAACTTCGCCGATGTCGGCCAGCGTCTTCGCCTTCTGCGATCCGATCACATACGCGTTAAAAAAGCGCAGAAAATTGCGCGCGCACAGATCGAGATTGCTTTCGAGCTCGGCGGGCGTCGCACTCACGAAATTGCAAAACATCATCTGCCACGGCCCATATGAGCACGCCGCCGGCGATTGCGGCGGAGCGCCAATCGGCGGGTAAACCGCCAGCAGCGGAGCCATCGCTTTCTGCGCCCAGGCCGCGCCGTTCGCTTCATAGGCCGGCTCGTGACGTGGCCCGCAATCGTTGCCAATGAACTTCACATCGCCACCGCCGCTCTCGACGGCTGCGATCGCAATCATCACCTTCACGCCATCGAGCGGCGCCGTCACTGCCAGCTGATCGCCGTAAAACTCGCACGCCGCAAGCACGTCCTGCTGAGCAAAGCTGTTCATGCCGCCTTCTCGCGATCCAGCGCTTTCGCAGTCTCTGCGATCCGCGCCTTGTTGGCGATCAGGTTTTTATGCCATAACGCGGCGTCAATTCTTACGGCTGGGTTCCATCCGTGGAAATTGCCCAAATGGCCGATAAAGAGATGGCAATTCACAAAATTCTCGTCTTCACAGAGCGTGATCAGGTTCTTCGGATCGAGCTCGCGCTCAGGGTGAAGGTGAAACGGCAGAATATGATGGACGTTGATTTTCTCGCCCGTGTGCCCGCAAACCTCGCACGCCGGATGCGCGGCCAGATGCTCCGCGCGCACTCTGGGCCATTGCCCTGAGCGCTTTTCCTCGAGCGGCTTGCTGTTCATTTCGACCTTCTGTTTGGCGGCCAGTTCCACTTCTGCCACCATTCGTTTCCGCGCAAATGCTGCAGCCACGCGTAGATCAGCTGCCACGCTATGAGAACGACGACAATCGCACCGAAGACCGCGAGAATGTATTCAATGATGCGCATATTCGACCCATATAGAAACGGCGCAGTCAGCTTCCCAGCTGTCCGCGCCGCCTCCTTCGCTATTGGCTTCTGCTCTGTGGATCTCGTTACTTCTGGCCGCCGAACACAAACTGCAGCTGCGTCGACATGGCCACAAAGCCCGCGCTGCCGAATCGGCCGTACTGTACCGTCAGCGGCGTCCAGGTGAGCGCGTTCGTGATCTTGTAGAGCACGCCTCCGCCGGCCAGCCACGAAATGTGGCTCGCGCCCGTCGATGGCACACCATTGCCCGCGTTGCCGTCGAAGAACACCCCAAAGCTCCCAGCCGGCACGTTGACCTTTTTGAATGCCGCGGAAAGATCGGGCTGGATTGCAACGCCGCCCATGTAAACATTCACGCCCGGAGTCGGCATCACCAGCTCCACGCCCTGCAGGTAGAGGTGATTCGCTTTGTTCGCGCCGAAGTCCACAAAGTCGTAGGACTCACGCGTGAAACTCGCTGCGCTCCATGTGCCGTTATAGTGCACCGCGATCGGACCGCCCGCTGCCGCGAAGCCGTTGCTAACCGCGGTCTCTGTCGGCGAGGTTGTCTGCGCCTGCGCGCGCCCGGGCAACATCAGCGCCAGACTAACCAACAGCAGCACCATCCCTAGCTGCGTCGGCAGCTTCACGCCGGTGTCTTTCGCCAGGATCAGAGCCACGCCCGCGGCGATCGCGGCGATGGTTACCAAGTCGGCGTGCACCGGGATGCCGTACAGCAAAAGGTTGTCTGAGATGGCGCCGGCCATTCCGCCCAGCGTCGCGCTCACGATCACCAGCGCGCCGATGATCGACGTCACGTAGTTCTTGCAGGATCTCTCAACGAATCCCGCGATCAGCTTCTCGATGAAGTTCATTTCGATTTTCCTTTCGATTCCTGAAATCAGACTCATAACCGAGCCTCCGTTGTTGCCGCAGCCTCCAGCCCCTGGCCTCAGCCGCCGCCGAATTTTACGTTCTTCAAGCCCTCAAAATGCGAGATGCGGCCTTCGTGGTTTAAGAGCAGCCTGCCGTGTTCGTCCAGGTTTGAGTCGTGTTTCTTCGACCAGCTGCTCAAGTCCTTCACCCGTTGCGTGAGTTGTCCGTAGACGTAAACGCCAATAATCAGATTCACGAGGATGGTGCCCAGAAACTGTTCGGTCGGATTCACTTTCTCCCCCGCGGCGCGTGCGGATACACCCGCACCGCCTTGTCGCCAAACACCGGACTTCCGTTCTCATCCGCGCCAATCACCGACGCCGGATACGGCCACAACCGCACCTTCTCAATCGCGCGCTCCGTCGCATCTTCGGGCGGCAAAATCTTCGACGGATCAAAGCGCGCTTGCCTGCGCAGCCGCTTCCACTCGCTCATGCCCAGCGTGTGCGATCGCCCGTACAATCCCGCGTTGCGCTTCAGTTCCGCCAGCGTGATCGTCACCGCGATCAGCTGCTCGATCAAGATTTGATGCAGAGTCTTTTGCTGCTCCGGCTTCAAGGGCTGCACGCCGGCCAGGTCCCCGTTCTCGAGCCAGATCTCGCGCCACTGCCGCGCAGCGAGCTTTGCCAGCGCGAGCCGCGCCGGAACTTCCATGATGGGTCTCCAGCCCAGAGTGGTGTCGCTCGAAAACAGTGTGAGTTTTATGCCGCTTATACTGCGGCGTTCGGCACGCGATTTGCCCATGCAATTTTGCGGGAGGCGAGGAGAGAAACCGCTGCGACCTTAGCATTTCTAAGCATTCGGCCGCTTTTCCCGGCCGAGCGCCCCTCTTGACTCTCGCGAGTCCGGGATTGGGAGACGGCTCAGCCTACCTTTGCTACGCGCCCACTGTCGTAGTGCTCGCCGGTCTTGCCGGCGACGGGTCCGAACCATCGTCCGTTCCGTTCACAACTCTACACGCCTTCGCCACGGCCGCAAGAGCGTAATGAGTTACTTGAGGTTCCCCATGGGTTATGTGAATATCAGGGATTAGCGCCCCGACCTCTACATCGAGATAGCTGGCAATCAATCGCAGCCGAAACGGCGGGCAGCGCGATCCACCACTCTCGTAGCTATAGAGCTGCGCTGATTCCAGCTTGGCCGCCTTGGCAAGCTCGCGTTGCGTCACCCGCCTAGCCACGCGCAGGAGCTCGATTCGGCGCCCCACTTCCGCGTCGAAGCGCCGTTCCTCCTCCGTCTTCCCCCCCCGCCTGCCCATCACGCCACCGTCGCGATCGCCGCGGCGCATTCCGCGAGCGGCTGCTTCCGTTGCGCGCCCTTGCGCGGCCCGCGCTTGCGCGCGCACATCACCCTGGCGCGTTCATTCACTTCAGGCTGCGAACACGCGCCCTTGAGCAAAATCGCATCGGCGAACAGGCCTGCCGGCGCTTCCCTTGACTTCTCGGCAATCACCAGCGACGGCGCGTGCGCACACGTCGCGCGCAGCTCGTTGAGCAGCTCATCTCCGCGCTCGAAAGGCCAGCAAAGCATCACCAGGTCCAGATCGGCGATCGCCGCCGTCCGCCGCGCGTCGCCGGCGTTGGCTACCGGGAAAACCCTAAAGCCGCGGTTGGCTAAAACGAAACTGCGCACCGAGCACCGCGTCTCGTCGGCATCAATCAGCAAAATCTTCTTCTTCGGTCTCATGTCAGCTCCCCACCCTCGCGTTTGCTCCATCGCGCAGCCGCTGTTCGTCCCAGTGCCAGCGCCGTTGATCTTTCCAAATGCCCTCGCTGAAAAACCGCGCGAGTCCAAACTTCACGCGCAATACCGGCGAATTCACGGCCTGCGCGTTCCAAGCAGAGATCATAGCCAGCGCGATCGTCGCCGGCAGATCGCCTTTTTCGGCTTCGAGAGCAATCACATCGCGAAGCAGTCTGCGTTTGCGCCGGTTGCTGATTCCCAGGGCAGAGCACACCTGGTCAGCAGCCCGGTTGAGAGCTTTCACCCCGCCATGCCCCCAGGCGCTCGCGCCGAGCGCAAGGGGGGCAGGGGGGTAATGGTTCACTGGTGAATCTATGACGGATACAAATAAGGGCATCTCGTCATTGGCACCTTTCCGTGCACCATTGGCACCTTTCCCTGTCGCGGCTGTCACCGTTCGCTTTTTGTGAACGGTGACAGCCTGACACCGTTTGAGCCGCTCCACATTCAGCTCATAGCCGCTCAGGTGACCCTGGCCGCCGCCGCGCTCGCTGATGGAGATCCACCCACCCGTCGCGAGCTCGGCGATCGTCCGCTTCACCGTGCGCTCCGAGTACCGGCTCATCCTCGCGATCCGCGCCACCCCCGGGAAGGAATTCATCCCGTCGTCGTCAGCGTAGTTCGCCAGGACCAGCAGCACGGCAACCGACACCGCATCCTCAAGCGTCGATTCCCATACCTTGGCCATCACACTCACGCTCATCGGTCAGCCCCCGATTCGCGCGGAACGCTGGCGCGCGTTTGTTGCCTGCCCCCCCATCCGCGCGCCGTCCACTTGCCAAAAATCACAACAATCCCCTCGCACGCCGCCATAGCGGCGCGTCGTCGTTCGTCGATTCAGCTATCCGAGAATCGCGGCCTTGATTCCAGCAGCCAGAAACGCGGCCCGCTGCTCGCCGCTCAGCTTCGCGATCAGGCCCACCACTTCGCCTTCAGTCAGCTCCAGCCGAACAGTCACGGCCGTTGCCGCATCGCGCCTGGCCAGCGCGTTGATCAGCGCCGAGGCCGTCCCAGGCCGCTTCGCGTCAACCTCGATCGTACGCACAGCCACAGCCTTCTTCGCAGCAGTTCCCCGATGGGCTGCTTTGCCGAGATCACTCGCGCTACGCTTTATGAGCTTGCCTGTTCTGTATGCCATCGACCGCACGCCATACACGCGGCTGATCGCAACGCCAAGCTCCGCGGCCAATACCGCGGCAGGCGTCGAAACCGGCGCTGCCACGATCTTCCGGTTCGCTGCTTCCTCCAGGTCATATTTGTTCACGTCATTCTCCTCTTTCGCAATCAAATCGATCATCTCCGCGCCCATCTGCGCATTCGCGGGCATGCGAACCTCGACGCCGCGAATGGTGCGCAGCTCGACCGTCTCCGCACCCAAACTCACAGTTTCACTTCGCGACTTCAGTCTCTTCTGCCCGAACCGCTCCGCGTAACTTCTCGCCGTGCGCGCGGACTCAGCCGGCCACTCAGAGGGCCACACGCTCAACCGCCGCGGCGGATCCGGCGGAATCACGCGCGGAATCCCCAGCTCCTCCGGCGTGCGATGCACGACGGGGCTGGGGCGGTCGCCCGCGAAGCCCATCACGCCCCACTCGTCGAACACCACCGACACCGAAGATTCAGGCCGCAATCCCACGCTCGCACTCCCACTCACACATGCAGCAGTCAGTTCAGGTCAGCGCCCTTCGGCGCGCGCAGGCCGCAAATCTGCTTCGAAATCGCGATCAGCGAATCGCTCTCGCGCAGGAGCAGTTCTCGCAGCGTCGGAGCACCGGGCTCCCGGCGCTGCTCCCATCCATAGCGCAACACGCGGCCGGCCAGCATCGCCGCGCGCCCCGCGTGTCCCGCCAGCGCCGTCAGGCGCGCCTCGTCCAGCGCCGTCAGGCGCGCCTCGTCCAGCGCCTCGATCTCGGCGCGCAACTCCGCAATCTTTTCCGCCGTGCCGGAATGGCACTCGCCGGTGTCCATTTTGCGCAGCACAGTTATAGGCTTCGCCCACCAATTCACGATCGGCCGCCAAAACTTTCCGATCTCTGGGTTCCTCATTTTTCCCTCCCGCTCACGCTCACACTCCGCAGATTCGATCCAGCGCCTTCATCACCCGCGCCTTCATCGCTTCGCGGCGCTTAAGCTCTTTCCTCAGGCACCGCGCCAGGCGCGCGTGCACCGCATCGGCATAGTCCCAGCAGGCCGCGTGTTCCATCGCCAGCAGCTCGCCCCGTATGGCCAGCTGCTCGGGATTGTTCGCGACAGGCCTGCACGTCGCAATCCGCTCCCCGCAGCCCTTGCATTCGAACACGCACTGTGCCGCGTGCCACACCACGCCGCCGTCCGCCGGCCGTTCCCGCTTCGCCTTGAGCACCGCCGTCATAGCAGCCCCAGCCGATCCAGAGCTCGCGCCAGGCCGCGCCGCGCTTCCGGCAGAGCGGTAGCAACCGTGCGTTGGGAGCAGCCCAGCACCTTTGCGGCCTCAGCGTGACTCAGGCCGTCCCGATAGATGAGCAGCAAAAGTGCCTTCCGAAACGCAGGCAGGCTGCCCATGACGCGCTCAAAATCGATCACCGAAACGATACTGGCCTCCGCCATGTGCTTCGCCTTCTCCTGCCAGCAGCGCCTCGAAGGCCGCCCGCGCTCAGGCAAACCGCATCGCATTCCAGGAAGGCGGCGGACAGTCCATTGCCGCAGACGAAGTATCGCCATGAAACCATCCAGGTCCCTGTCGTCTGCCCGCGCGACTTCACCCTGAGCCCATTTCATTGAACCGTCACCGATCCGGTTGGATGCCAGCACCAAAAGTTGATCCCGTCTCCCCCGTTCGGCGCCTGGGGAACGCACAGCATAAACGCGTTCGGAAAATCGTAATCGTAATAAAGAGCCACCGGCACAGCCGCGGATGGGATCGGCGGGTTCAAGGGCGCAACCACCGGCGGCGCAACCGGAGGCGTCGGCGTCGACGCGGCCTTGCAGCCGGCAAATAAGAGCAGCAACATGCCCGCAAGAAAGACAATCGGCAACTGCTCTGCCGGCTTGGGCTTCGCCTTGCGTGCTTCAGATTCGGCTTCGAGCCGCTCCAGGCATGGTATGCACGCTCCCAGCTTCACTCCATCCACGCGGTGCCGCGTACTCTTGCTGCACTTCCTGCACCAGGCCCAGGCCTCGACCGTATTGCGCGTGTAGTGCTGCATCGTCTACTCTCTGTTCTCGCCCAGCTCGAGCCGCGCCGCCGTCTTCTTTTCCTTCCGCGCCCACTCCACGTTTGCGGCCAGGCGCGGCACATAGTCCTTCACGAGTTGCTCCGCATCGGCGGGCGCGCACCTGGGATCGACGGCAAACACCGAATCGTGCGGCCGGATGACCAGGACGCAGATTGCGTCGCTCGACTTGCGCAGATATTCGGCATAGCCCTCCACCGTTCCCGTGCGCGTCCAATCCGGCGGCGTGCGCGCCATCACTCAAGCCCTTGCCGCGCCCTTGCGCCGATTAGAACGGGTGCGAAGCGAAGCATCGCGTCTCCCGCGGGTCTTTCGCTTTGAGCGCCACTCCGGATAGTGGCAGCTCTTTTCTTTTTCCATCGCGACGCGCGCCGGGCCCCTTATTTGCGCCATCGCTAACGCGGCCTTCAATGCTTCGATTGGTCCCACCATTCTCTCCTTGTCGGTGCCTGCGACCTGAGGCCTGCTCCCTGCTTTTGTCGGTGCGGCGGCACAAGTGAAGCTGAGCTGCCATAGGCCAACGCTCACCTGCTCGCACGGCCGCCGCACCCTTCGCGCCCATCTGCCCCTCAGCTCTGAGCGCGAAACTTATCTAACCCGGATCGCGCGCCCGTTGCGCACGCTCGTGAATTCGCTTGGCCGCGGTTTGGTCGATCACGACGGGATCCATCCCCGAGCACGAAGGCGAGAAGCTCGTGACTTCACCTGTGCCCACGCTCGACGCCAGCCGATCCAATGCTCCCAGGAGCTTCGGATCTTCGGCGATCGCGCTTTTCGCGGACGGCGTGATCAACGGCGTTTTCTTCTTTTGCAAAATCGCCTCGCCGAACTTTTCCAGATCCCGCTTCCAGCAGCCGCGCCGGTTCACAATCTCGATGAACTCCTCGATGTCATGACCGCGCACGCGCCACACCGGGCGCCCTTTCGTGTCCACCTTTTTCTCACCGTCGTCATCGACAACACGCGCCGCGTGGCAGAGCTCGTGATCGAGCAGCGCCAGCTTCTTCTCGCGATCGAACTCCGGATCTTCCCACACCTCGCGGTTGAGCACGATCACGAAGTCGTAGTCGACGAGCTCCCGCGCGAGATCGCTCTGTTTCACACAGCGTCCCAGCACCAGATGCCCATCAACATCAGGCTTCGTCCCTTTCCGCCAGGCAAGCGCGATCTTCGCCTCCGCCGTGTCGAAGTGGTGCTCCGCGCGGATCTCGGCCAGCAGCTCATATGGCTGCCCGCTCAGGATCACTTCATCGGGCTTGATCAGCTCGAATAGAACCTTCTTCGGCTTCCCCATCACCAAACCTCCGACGATTGCACCCAGGCGATGAGCGCATCGCCGAGCTTCCAGCCGATATAAACCAACGCGCACGCCGCCACGGCGAGGCCAGCGATCGGCAACCACCGCCGCGCCAACTCGCCAATCTCGCGGCCGCGCAGGAACGCATGCAGCTTCCGCGCCTCGCGAGCGACGGTTTGCTCCGGCGGCTCCGACGGCAGAGCGAAGAGCTGATTGAGCACCGTGCACTCCTGCTGGCAGCGGATGCACAGCGGCAGATCGCGGTAGCGATCGCAAGTCAGATCCCCGCAGCCAAAGCACTCCGCCACAGCCGCATTCGCACTCGCCTTCTTCACGAGATCCCTTTCCGGCGCCGCGCACGCTCGCGCGCGTCCTTACGCAGCTCCATGCAAATCGCGCCGTAACCCATGCCGACGAAGCGGTCCCCGTGCAAGCGCCGCGCCGCCTTTTGGAGTTCCCGCCTCGTCTTTCCTTCCGCGCGCAGCCGGCGGATTTCCGCGCTGATGCATGATGGGTTCGAGCACACCGTACGCTCCGTGTTCGTCCACCAGCAAGGGTCTCCCGTCGACAGGCGGCAGGCGCACTCCTCCGTGCAACCGCAATGCCGGCAGGTTCCGGCGGTGATCGCCGACATGGCTCATCTCCTCGCCGGCGGCCGGGGACCCGAGGGATTGAAGCTTGGGCGCGGCCGCCCGAGATAGAGGTTGTGGATCGCCCAGGGCAGATTGCTCGCGACGTCGATCACGGGAACGGCATGCGCCAGGCGCGCGTAACGATGGCGTTCAAGTTGGCGTACCGCGAACCAATCAAGCCCCACAGCGCCGCCGCTGTAGGCCGCGAGCGTCCAAGTGCGGTTGACGACGAAGCCCGGCAGGAACATTTCATGGTCGCCCTGCGCGAGCGCCCGGCGCGTGGAGTAGGTGTCGAGCGCGCGCGAGCCCGCGTCGACCGTGAGCAACGCCCACTCCGCGCGATCCAGATGCGGCCTGGGCGCCTCGGGCAGCTGCGCGGCCGCGCGCAGTGCGAGCGTGAATGCCAGCGCGAGCGCAGCCTTCATTTGCGGCCCGCTTTCTTTGCCGGCGACTTCTTCGCGGCCTTTTTCGCGGGCTTCTTGGCCGCCTTGGGCGCTGCCGGTTTTTTCCAGGGATCCGGCCCGGTCCAGCCGAGACGCTTCACGCTGGCCAGGAAGTCGGCGCGGCCATTCGAAGCTTCGCCCCACTCGTTCGCCGCAAGCTCGCGCAGCGAAACCAGCGCGAAGGCCTTGGCGAATTCAGCGCTGTCGATCTTCGCGACCTGGAGCGTCTTGCGGAATCCAGGCAGAACCGCCTCGGCGATCTTCACTTCGCAAAAGCGATAGAGCGAGGCCTGCGCCAGCGCGCGCACAGCATCGGCAGGCAGCTTCGTGACGCCCTTGACGGCCTCAGAAGCCACCGCCATACGCAGCTTGCTCTCTTCGATCGCCGCCGCCTTGCGCTTCGCACGCTGCTCAGCCTCGGCCTTCTGATCCCTGTTGTCTGTTCCCTGTTCCCTGGTTTTTTCGTACTCCTTCTTGTGCGCCTTGCAGCCACAAGCAATGCAGACCAGCAACGTCTCCCCGGGCTTGCGCAGCTTTTTGTTGCCGCCCACGTAACCGCGGTTGCCGTCATCGCTCCAGTCGACAGTGACGCCCGGGCGCACGTTGGGGCAGGATCCCTTTTTCGCCTGCACCCACTGGCCCTGGCGCAGGATCTTTTTAGGATCGGCCGAGGTTGCCATCTTGCCGTTGGCCGCGAGATCGTTGAAGCAAGTCTTCGGCTTCACGCTCGAGGGTTTCCAGCTCAATCGCGGCACCAGGCGCGGCGGTTTCGCATCGGGATCCGCGCCGGCCTTGCGCAACTGGATCTCGACGAAGGCTTGGCGCTTGAGTTCGAAGCAGCCGCCGTCGGCGCAGGTCGCTTCCTCGATATCGAGATCGGAGAACAGCGCCGTGTTGGCCTTCGTGTTGCTGGGACAATCCGCGCAGGCGCCCGCATCGGGCAGATAGCCCGAGGCGTCGAGATCCCACGGTGCGCGAGAGAGCTTGCGGCCCGCATGCTCCTCGATGTGCTGCTTCAGATCGAGAACCGATTGCGGCTCCCAGTAGCGGCCGAAATAACGATTCGCGTTACCGTCGCCCAGCGATTTCGCCGATGCCGCGATGACTTTATCGACGGGCGTTTTCACGCCGGCCTGGGGATCGAGGCACCATTTCAGGTGCTTGTCCTGGTCGTCAACGCCAAGCCGCGCGAGAAGCAGCGCGTGCTCAATCGTGATCAGCCGGCCGTTGAGCGCATCGCGCGACCAGACGCCGAGCGAGCGGAGCTTTAAGCGCTTCGTCACATAGGCGAGATCTTTGCCCACACGAAGGGAGACCGCCGGGATGCCCGTCATCCGGTCGAGCAATGCGCCGAACGCTTCGGCCTCTTCCATGGGAGGCACGTCTTCGCGCTGCAGGTTATCAATCAAGCCAACTTCGCGCGCCTGGTCGTCGTCAAGCTCGCGGATCTCGCACGGCGCAACATGCAATCCGGCAAGCGTTGCGGCCCTGTAGCGGCGGTGGCCGCAGACGATCTCGAAGCGGGGACCGTCGTTCCAACCTTCCGGACGTTCGAGCTCGCGCACCACGAGCGGGTTCAGGATCCCGTGCTCGCCGATTGAGTCAGCAAGTTCGTGGAGCGCGACCTGGTCGTAGGTCTTGCGCGCGTTCGATTCAGAGGGCAGGAGGCAGTCGAGGCCGAGCGTCTCGATGCGCGCAGCGCCGTTCTGTTCCCTGTTCCCTGCTCCCTCAGTCCCTGCTTTTTTCATCGCGCACCGCCTTCATGGCAGCGCACCGCCGGCAGCTCATCGACGGCGGTTGCCGCCGCGCAGGCGTGCGTGTAGAGCACATGCAAGCCAAGGCCGGCTCTCTTCGCGACCTGGTTCAGGCCCAGCGGCGGGAGATCAATGGCCTCCCTCACGAACCGCGAGGTCCATCGGTCACCGCCGCGCTGGCCGCATTTCAGGCAGATCAACTCATCGAACCCGCGCGGGCGAATCCCGTCGCCCGCGCCGTTCGTCTCCTCGCCTTCCGCAGCCTCCTTTTCGTGGGATTTAGAGACCAGGGACTCAAGCTCGGCGATCGCCGCGAGGACGGCGCCGGTGTCGCAGGTGCGGTCATGCTCGAGGCGTCCGGAACGAACGCGAGCGCCGCATTCGATGCAGACCAGGGCGCCCTCGGTTTCGGTCTCCGCGACCCCGTAGCGCATCTTTCGGTCAGCCATGCGCTTGGCGGCAAACAGCAGCTTGATAAAGGCGGCGTCGCGCGCATCCTCGTCAAGCAGGCGGCGCAGAGCCGGAGGGCAGGCGATCGCGGCCGGCGCGGCCGGCGCATTCACGCGGGGCCTGGATTCCATGGAATGCCAGCGGCTGGTGTAAGCTTCGAGATGCACCGTGGGCGCCAGAACGTAGCGCCAGGCGTGGCAATCGAGGCAGGTCTGCTGTTCGCCGGTAACTTCAGAAAGGTTCCGGTGGTTACAGCCAAAAATTACCTGAGTGATGTGGAGCAGAGCTTTTCTGGTTGCGCGCAGAGCGCGATGGAGGTAGGATGTGCGCCAATTCGAGCCATAGCGTTCGGCAGGGGCTCGAAGACCAAGCGAGGGGCATGTCAT